TGTGCAACACTATAGGTGTGGAGGCGACAGCCCCCACGCCTTTTTTCTTTTTACACGACTATGGCTACCCAAACCTCCGTGCCCAACGAAAAGCTCAGCGTCTGGTACTTCGCTGTGCGCTACTCAATTCTGCGTACCGAACAAGCCATCAAATACAGCCGAGAGCTGGACCTGTCCACTTCGTACGACGAACTGCAACTGGAGCAGCTGCGCGATCTTGAGCAGTTCTTGAAGATGTCCTGGGATGTCTGGATGGATGATATGGGCGCCATCCTCTTGCCTGCTGAGGTGGTCAAGTGAATCCTGATGTCCTCGAAATTTATGACATTAGGTTTAATCCTGATGGCCGTTGTGACGTGGAAGCTGTTGTGGAGGACTCTGTTGTGGTCATTCCTCAAACCGAGTACGACCCAGCCGAGTGGGGCCCTGCTATGTGCCGAGGCTCCTTCTACCTTTGTGAAGATGACGTGATGCCTGCGACCGATGCCGGAATGCGACGCCTCCTTAGTGAACGAATCAACAACTGGGAACTGGTGGATTGCTCGGATTGGGCAGACGACGGCTAAGAGCCTCCGCAACGAGGAGTCTTACGACGACTGGTCCTACGGGACTGAACCCATTCCCTGCGATACCAGCTGGGTCAGACCTCGTACTCTGAACCAGCTCTTCGTCGGCTTGGTTGATGCTTTCGTCAGCAGCGAGAGCATCAACCATGAGGTATTGGCTCGACTGGCAATGCAGCAAATACTTCAGCTACCTGAAGAAACTTTGTTGAATTTGCGTTCCCAGTACCCCTCAAACACTCCTTAGGTACTACACTACCAACGCTTTACCAACCTCTATGCTCACCATTCTTTCTGACACACAAGTCCGTACTCTGTCGGACAGCATCAAGACCATCCAAAGCATTTTGGATTCGTCCCAGACCGTAAATTTTGACGGCCCTACAGCAGCAGTTAAAGCTCCCGCACCAGTCAAGCAACGGGAGTCTCAAAGTAAGACCCGTGAGTCTAGCCCCAGGAAGTACCACGCACTGAACGCAGCGCAGGTAATTCAGATCAAGACCCGGCTTGCTGCTGGTGAAGGTGCTACTGCCATCAGCCGTGACTACAAGGTGCATATCACCACGATCAACTCGATCAAATACGGCAAGACGTGGAAGCACGTGCAGCTTCAGCAAACTGCCGTTAAGTCGTGATCCTGTGTGATTCCGAGATCCGGGCCCTCTGCAATGAGGGCCTTGTTGATCCGTACGATCCAGCCCTAGTCAACCCCGCCAGTCTCGATGTGAGACTCGGTGAGAATCTATTGGTTGAGGTCGAGTGGAGTCCGCATATGCAGCCCCACTCGATTGCAGAGCACACTGAGGACAACCCATTTCTGTTGTTTCCCAAGGAGTTCATCCTGGCGGAAACTGTGGAGACGTTTTTCCTGCCGTCGTTTCTGGCCGGTCAGTTTGCACTTAAAAGTTCCAGGGCTCGCGCTGGGATTGAGCACTTGATGGCTGGTTACTGTGATCCGGGCTGGAGGGGCTCCAAGCTCACACTGGAGCTACAGAACGCCCGTGCCCTGCACCCGGTAGAGCTGTGGCCTGGGATGCGGATTGGGCAGCTGGTGTTCCACGTCATGTCAGCTACGCCTGCGGAGGATTACTCCGTAGTCGGGCACTACAACTTTGACCAACAAGTTACTGCTTCTAAACTATGAACCAGGATCTAGTGAACCATCCCAGTCACTACACGGCTGGACGCATTGAAGTCATTGACTTCATTGAGGACTGCGTTAAGCAGGCACCCGATGCGGTTGTCGGCGGCTTGCAGTGGCAAGTGCTTAAGTACCTAAGCCGCCTGTGGCTTAAGGATGATCCGGCACTGGATGCCGGAAAAGCGCGGTTCTACCTCAACCGCTTGATTACTACGCTGGACAAACCGGAGTACAAACAGTGAGTGACCAATACAAGTTCCAGATGATTCGGTCGGACGACTCGGCTCAGATTCTTACTTGCCACACCACGAAAGTTGTGGGGGTAAAAGCAAGTGATGTAATCGAGTCGTTCACTGACTTTTTGCAGTGCTGCGGGTATCACCGCACCACGATTACGCAGGTTTACCGGCGATTGAGCGATGAAGTGTAGGCACTGTAGTTCAACGCAGACTCGCGTAACTGTCACGCAGCACCAGGGTAATGAAACCCATCGCTACTGTCGCTGTCTTGACTGTGAGGCTCGTTTCAAAACTATTGAGACGTATGCCATACCCAAACGTGGCTCCGTACCAGGAGTAAAGCAACATGAAAATTGCCGTGTCAAAGGTGAAAAAGTTGGCACATCTGTATTAACCGAGGAAAATGTTTTAGAGATCAGAAGGCTTGCGAGTACCAGTCAAACGTACGCCGAAATTTCAAAACGATTTGGCGTACACAAAGACACTGTGTATCGAATCGTGAAACGCAGGCGGTGGTCTCACATCTGAGGGGACTAACCTGCTACAGTAAACAAGTACGCCCTACCAGAGGCTTCAGACCATGACCAACGATTTTTACGCTGTTTCACAGCTCGTTGCCGAGTTCCAGGACAAGTTGAAGGTGATTGTTGAGAGGGATGGGTCGCGCCACATGATGGACGCCCACATCGACTTCAGCACCATGGGTTTGCTTGAGGACGAGTTGCTGCCCGTACTGGAGCAAGTGATTGCCTCTATCGAGTACGAGCCTTCTGATGAAGAGATGGGTGGTGAGCCTCCGATCACCATGGCTGAGATGCACTCGGCTGCTCATGCTCAGCACATGGCCCTCCACAACTGAGCAGATATGAAGTACCTACAAGGAATCGAGCATCTGCACACCTTGTTTAATGCCACCACGGTGGCGTTTGACTGCGAGACGACTGGCCTCCAGCCGGTTTACGGGGGGTTACGTTTATTGCAGTTGGCCGCACTGGATCGGATGCCAGTGGTCATTGACTGCTGGGATCTGGAGGATCACCACTGGCAAGATCTGGAGGAGTTTTTCTCCCTCAAGCGTTACTGGTTAGCCCACAACGCTGTGTTTGATCTGGGCTGGCTACAGGAGCATGAGATTTACCCGGAAGGGGAGGTGCTATGCACCATGCTGGCAAGCCGCATCCTTACCAATGGGCTGCCCAACCTCAAGCACGGACTCCAGCACGTCGTCAAGCGTTACCTCAAGCTGGAGATCTCAAAGGAAGAGCAGAAAAGTGACTGGACTGGTGACCTAACCCCTAGCCAACTGGACTACGCGGCCTATGACGTTGAGTTGTTGACCCAGTTGGACGGGCCGATCAACCAGCGGATGGCTGAAGGCAATCTGCACAAGGCTTGGTTCCTGGAGTGCAAGGCACTGCCGACCATGGCGCAGTTATGGCGGACTGGGATGCCGTTTGAACGTCTAGCTCTGGAGGAGTTGAGCCGAGAGCTAACAGAAGACCATAAAAAACTTCGTGAGGCGTTTATCTACAATCTTGACGAGGCTTTGCCTTTGGAAAAGAAATTGGCTAGGGAAAACGAAGAAGTACATGAAGAGACACGCAAGCGTACTTACTACAGTCCTTTTAGAGACTTTAAGCGACTGGAATGGTTACGCGACAAAGTTACTGAAATGGGACACGACGACGAAGATTACGAGCGTTGGTATGCAGAAATAAGTGTGTTAGAAACAGCGCCAGATTTAGTTAAAACTGTATCTGTACCTACTGGTGAAATAAATACACGTCCTAAGGCTGAAGGTAGTAAGAGAGCTGGCACATATAGACCTGCAGGTTTCAACTTGAACAGTCCCAAGCAGTTGTTGGATGTGTTTACGACGTTGATTGGCGCGGTTCCGGTGGACAATACAGGGAAACCCAGTGCCAGTCGGGCTGCGTTACGTGAGTACGTGGGGGACCACAGGGTTGTGGCTGAGTACCTGGCCTGGAAGCGGGTGGAGAAACGGCGCCAGATGGTAGAAGCGTTACTGAAACACCTTGGTAGCACTGGGTTTATTAAGGCAAGTTACATGCAGTTGGGGGCGGATACGGGGCGTATGTCATGTATTGGTCCCAATCTTCAGCAAATCCCTCGGGATTCCAGGTTTCGGGCCTGTGTGCGGGCGCCAAAAGGGTGGAAACTGGTAGTGGCGGACTACGCCCAAATGGAGTTACGGCTGGCAGCCGCCGAGGCCGAAGATCCGTTGATGATTCGTGCTTTCCAGGATGGCCTGGACTTGCACACCGTTACGGCGATGCAAATTTATGGAGTATCAGAGGATGAAGTTACTAAAGAGATGCGCCAGATCAGTAAATCAGCGAATTTCGGTTTGCTCTATGGCTCAGGCGCCAGGGGACTACGCAACTATGCGGCCGGCATGGGGGTACAAATGGATCTTGCTGAGGCTGGTGAGATCCGCGCCAAATTCCACGCCGTCTATACAGGGATCAGCAGGTGGCAACGCGAAAATGCTGCACAAGCTAATCGCCATCGTTCGGATGCCGCTATCCGCATTCGTAATTCCGGGCTGCGGCGGATTTTACCGGGCGACCACAACTCGCTTACGGTCCGCTCGAACACCCCAATCCAGGGGGCCGGCGCCGCAGTGCTCAAGCGCACCCTCGGTAAACTCTGGCCTCTCTTGAAAGCTGATGGCGAAGAAGTGGTCCGCATCTCAGGTGTTGTTCATGACGAAGTTATTCTTCTGGTGCGCGAGGAACACGCGGATGTTTGGTGCCATCAACTCGCTGCTGTAATGCAGGACGCCGAGGCCGAGTGGTTGGGGCCTGTGCCGCCATTGGCTGAGGCGAAGGCTGCCGATTCGTGGGTAGACGCCAAATGATAAAACCTCCCGTGAAGTACGTTGCCCTGTTACGAACACCGGGCGGCTTACTGCAGAAAGCCACGATATGTGCTGACACTATGGTTGCAGCGCACTACACCATTCGGGAACTGTGGCCGGCACTGCGACTTGTCAGAATTACTAAGGAAGAAGATTGGTGACAGGGTGAGTCGCACTGGCCGGGAAATTGTGCTGGAGCGACTCCATGCAGCTATGCGGCGGGCTACTACTGCTGATCTGCAGCGGGCAGCCATGTTCCTGGAGTGGGCATGGGATGTAAGGCGAGGGTGCTCCAGGCAGAGGGCTGGGGCACGGAAGGCACAGGGGCAAGCGTGGAAGAAGACCGTGGATGAAGATGTGAGATGGTAGAGCCGTGCTAGTGTGTAGCAAAAGAGACTCACGTTACCATGCCGTTACGCCACGGGCAAAAGTTCTACTGCCAGTTGCTCTTGGATAGCCACCGCTACCTGTTGGTGGACGAGATGGCTAAGCAACAAGGCAAACGGACCACGGCGCTGCTGCGTGAGATGGTGTACTCGGCACTGGAAAAGGCACTGCCGCTGTCGGAATACAGAGCTGCGGAAGCTGCAGATAATGCCGCGTGGGCAGACTCGGTAAAGCGACGGGTGCAAGGACGCCAACGCTCCAGGCAAGATGGGTCAGGTACAGCGCAAGACTCATGAGACTCAGTTGTAATTAGTAACAAGTCTGACTGAAGCTACCCTTGGGGGCTAGTGTTGCACAGTAGTTAACTTATTTTGATGACTCGTTATCTGGTAGTCGCGGATGGGCAGTACGTCACTGCGCTGTACGGTTCCAAAGGTTCTGGTATTGGCTTGACTGTTGAAAAGGATGATGCGGGAACCTGGGTCACGTATGAGAGAGCCGTCGAAGCGGCGCGACTTGTTGCTGAATCTCTTGGTGGCTTCGTCACTGTTCATGGCGTGGACGAGCCTGACTATCCCCGCAGCTGGTGTAAAGCAGGTTGAGCCCGTCTGCCGCTAACCACTTTGAGCTGCTGGTGTGGTTGCCTGGTCGTGGGCCACTGCGCCAGTTGTTCCAAGCAGATACTGTCGAGGCAGCTGTCGCTTTTGCGGAAGCTGCGTATGGTGGGTGCCTAGTTGAGGTGCCGCCGCCTGCTCAGGCTAAACCTCGCCTACTTCGCTCCAGTACCAGTCCTTCTGTAGCGCGAAGGGCACGGGAAAGAGCTGTCTCTAAATTACCTATCACACTTGTGGAAATGTCTGAGTTAATTGAAACAACTTGTAAAGCCCCCTGGGAGAGGGTGGTGGAGGATCAGAAGAGATATGAGTATTTGGAGGAGTTGTACAGGAAGTCTGGACGGGATCAGGTGGGGCATCCGATGCACTCGTTGTATACCGGGTTGTACCAGGAGGCGTTAGGCGGAGTCGCGGTCGAGGCCGTACATGCTGGAGAGGTTTGAGGCGGCTTCGCGGATTGCCCAGTGGGACGCAGTGCGCTCCATGTGATATAGCTCGTTGAGGAGAAGGGCGGCTTCTAGTAGGCCGCTCCAGTCCTTGGATTTGTAGCGGTCGTGCAGCCAGCGGTCGCGGGCGTTCTGGCTGAGTGACTGCTCGACTGGTTGTTTGATGGGATTCATAGTTAGATGGGGCGGACTTTTAAGTACCAGCCGGATTCGGGGCCATCGACTAGCCAACGACGTAGCCAGTTGCTTCTGGAGTATGCGATGTTGGCGCCGCCTTTGTGGTTAACGTAGCCACCGTTTGCCATGTCTGCTTCACCGTTTGGGTCTTGGTGGATGAAGTGAGTTGGGGTGAAGCCGCTTACTACGGTCCAGTGGCCGGAGCCGGTTGGGCCGGTTGATGGGCCTTTGTGTAGCCAGCCGACTGGAGTGGGGAAGCCCGAGCGTATTTCGTTTTCTAGTAAGGCGGCGGTGCCTTCCATCTCAAAGGTGGCGCGGAGGCCCAGGGTTTTCAGGGCCAGGATTTGGGCCTTGGGGTCGGTGGTGTCACCGAATTGGCGGCGAACTCGGTTGTATTCGTGGTCGCCGGCAATCTTGCCCCAGTAGCGGGCAACCATCGCGCAACTGGAGCTGAAGCACTCCCGGTAGCCGGTTGGGCCGTTGTCTAGCTGGTATTCGTAGGGGACTTTTAGGCTGACCGATGTAGAGGTGGAGGTAGTGGGTAGAACTGTGGTGTTCTGGGACCAGACGGCACCTTCTGCTTCACGGCGACGTAATAGGCCGGCTTCTACTGGTGTGCCAGGGTTGCGGTATAGCTTGAGGGCAGATGGGACATCGGACCATGCTTTGTCACGTAGCCGGGCGCTGATTGTCTCAAAGCCACTGCTGCCGTAAAAACCGCTGCCGAGGTTGTAAGCGAAACTGATTAAAGCTGACTGTTGCGTGAGGCGCATTTCGCTCCAGTGCGGGATGGTGGTAGCGAGGCGTTTGGCGATGGTGTCGATTTCTTGTTGCAGTAGGCGGTCTGCTTCGCCGGCAGTAAGGATGTCACCTTGGGATACTTTGCGACCGTCGGGGTAGCGCGTGGTGCCCCAGCCGATGGTGGCTACGTCCCAGCCGTGCAGGGGGTCGGCGTATGCGGTGAGGTGGCAGCCCTCAAATTCTTTAATAAGTTTTGTGGCAGGTGTGTAATCCTGTTGTTTGCCGGATTGACTCCAGGTTTTGAACCAGGACTGGTTGCGGCCCAGGATGTTGGGGTTGGCTTTATTGATAAGCTCTTCCAGTTCAGTGATTGCGGCCATCTGGTGGGGTAAGCCGGCTTTGTAGTACCGGAATAAATCCAGTAGGCGGATGCTGTTGGAGGCCACGTAAAATACTCGTCTTTTGTGTGAGTCTATTCCTTAGGGAGGTGAGGGCAAGTGGGGGACAGGCTTAGTAGCTAAATTGGTTGCAGTGCCTTCCTTCTATGGAACACCACATCGAAGGCACCGAGTTTTTTAGCAAGAAAGAAGCTAAGGCAAAATTTCGGCAGCATATTTTTGATTTCTGGGGCAATAAATGCGCATATTGCCGTGAATCACTGGGGCGGTCAGGCACATTGGATCATGTTCGCCCGAAGTCCAAAGGTGGCGTAACTCGGCGGTCCAATCTGGTGGCTTGCTGTTACGGCTGCAATATGTCCAAGGGAAGTCTTCCCGATTGGCAGGAGTGGTTTCGTATACAGCATTTTTGGGAGCCGCACCTAGAGGATGCGATCAAGCTGTGGTTGAGTCAGTGATCGCGTTTCCACGGTGCGTGGATACTCATGCCGCCACCCAGCAAGCGGCTGTCACCAGTTTGTAACTGGGGGTCTACGGGGTGCTCTAGCACAACAGGGGGAGGGGTGGCGCTGGGTTGCGTTGCGTGCCAGTCAGCTTCCGCTTTATCGAGCTTGGCCGGTAGCGTCTTTTCAAACCACCACTGGCGGATGGCTTGCTCCAGCCGGCGTTGCCAGCCGGGCTTACCGAAGCTGATTAACGCTTTTTTGCTTGGATGGCACGCAGTGCATGAAACACCAAGCTAATGATGCTGTTGTCCTTAAGGGGGGACAAGGCGATCAACTCAGATGCTGCGGCGATGATGATCCAAAATGCTGGATGGGACAGGAAGTCCACGGTTACATGCGCGGTTGTGCTTCTAGCTTACTGACGCGCTGCTCGACTGAGTTAAGGCGTGTGTAGGTTTCTCGGCGGTCATCTTTGATGTCAACGTGCATTGCCTCTAGCTGCAAGGCGATGTGCTCCACCGCTGAGGTAAGGCGAATGACGGCATCACGCGCTTCATCGTTGCGCTTACCGAAGCCCATAGCACCCATCGCAGCCACGCTGATGGATGCTCCAGCGATAGCCGCGACGACCTCGATCATGGTGTAAGTCTACCTACTTACCCTGGCCGCGACTGAGCTTCCTGCCATGGGAAGGCTTGCTCCTAGCGCCATTTCCCTGCCTCGTCAGCTTGGGCTTCCCTGGCAGGTGTTGCAATGGTGCGGTGCCGGTTTTGGACTTTACGACCACGGCACTCCGGCAGCAGTGGTGGGTGTGCGCTGCTCATCAATCTGTTTTTGGAGCGCCTCCGAAATCTCGGCAACTTTCTCTTCACCGCCAAGCTTGTCCTGCACCCAGCCGATGACGACTTCAGGGGTAAGGTCGGCGTAGGGGATCACGTTGCCTTCAGGTGCCTCAAGACCAACGCTGCCGTATGCACCAGATGAATAGGTGCCGTCGTTGGCGTCAACCGTGTAATGCACCGTGATGACGATGCCATCGGCTGTGTGGCGCTCCATCTGGGCAATGCCCCAGGTGTACTCAGTGGTGGTAGTCATGAGGCGATCAGTGATGGGGATAGTGTAGGCCAGTGGGCCAGTAACGTCAAAGACTAATCGGCATCAGAAGGCTCTTCTACTGGGTCGCCAACGTCATCCTGATTGCTCAGGCCAAGGCTGGCTTCGCAGTATCCCTCCCAAGCGGTGGTGTCAGACATAGCAGTGAAGGGGACTACGCGCTTAGGTGGTGGGGAAGTTAGTAGCGGCATCAGTTATGCAATATACAAAAGTAGCACCGGAGCCAACGACATCGCTCACCCCAACAGCATCCCCTGATGCATTAAACGCGGCGAGTAAAACCCATTTTCCCGCTCCGTACCTGTTATTGCCGTATGTAGTAGCACTATTTGTTCCTCCGTCAGTAGAAATTGTTTCTATCGCAGTAGGCTTACAAGTGCCACCGTTTTTAGTATTGGAGGAAAGACGAAAAGTGTTAGAAGCCTGAACACTGCCTGAAACTTGACATGTTGCGCCACCAGAGTTACTAGACGTACCAACTAAGAGCCTGCCGCTGGAGTCGATGCGGGCTTTTTCGCTGGTTCCCAAATCAAAACATATTGATGAGCCACCTCCGTAAGCACGAATCCGTGTAAGCCCGTCAGGATTGCTA